TGCCCCGCCCCCAGTAAAGACGTGCGCCTTTGTGGGCGCAGTCAGCGGCTAGCGATTATTCGGTGTCGCTATCCGTGTCCGTGTCAGCCTCGGCGGTGATGACCACGAAGGCAGCCGGAGCGTAAACGGCCAAGCCGACGCGCTCTTCCATACGGACCAGGACGAGGTTGTAAATGAAGTCGTCTTCGTTGCTGTTCGTGAAGTCAACGCGGACGCCACCCTTGCGGAGGACGGAAGCGCCGTTCTTGAAGTCGCCAACGATGACCGTACCCTGCGTCACGCAAGGCGAGACGAGAGTGCGGAGACCCCAGAGATTCGGGTTGGACTGAATGCCGGCGTTGCCGTACTCGCCGTTCCAGAAGCCGCCACCGTAGTACTGACCGTTCGAATCCTTTACGAGACGGAGAGCCTCGTAATCGGCAGGATTCATAACAACAGCGTCAGCGCGGTAGTCGGTGTTGTTGGCGATGAGGCCCTGTGCGTGCAGGACAGCCTCGGCGATGCCCTTGTTGTCAGAGGGATCGTAGTCAGCGGTCTGCAGGCCGGAGGTGTTGAGCAGGTTGTAGACCAAGCGGTCCTCTTCCTTGCAGGCGAGCTTGTGAGCCAGGCGGCCGTTGATGGTGTCAGCCAGGAACGCAGCGTCCTCGGCGAACTCGTCAGTCATCTTCAGGTAGCCGGCGATCTTCTCAATGCTGACCGTCTTCTTCTCGTAATCCCATTGAATCATCGGCTTCTTGCCAGCCTCGGCAACCACGCCGAAGTCGCCAGTCAGCGGCTTCTCGTAGATGATCTCTTTGGCGGTCGAAGAACCGGTGAGGGCTTCGGAGCTGAACAGGTCGGCGAAGACCAGCTTGCGGTGCGGGAGCTCGATGACGCGGTGGGTCTGCTCGTTCTCGGACCAGCCGGAGACGGGAGCCGGGTCGCTCTTGAACTCGGGCGTCTGCAGGTCGATGCGCTTACCAGAAGTCCAGCCAGCTTCCTTGACCATGTCAGCAGCCTTAGCGCCGATGCTCTTGGGAGCCTCTTTCTTCTCGGTGTTGTCGTCAGCCTTGATGGACTCGATGATCGAAGCGCTCTTGGAAGCAACCTCGACGGCCTCTTCCAGACCCTCGATCTCGTCCATGATGGACTTGGCGGAAGCGATAGCCTCGGCGTCGCCGTTCTCCACATCAGCGGTCAGCGCAGCCAGAGCAGCCTTCCTTTCGGTGAGTTTTTCGTTGAGAGACATAGTTGTTTTCTCCTATCGAATGCGGAACTTGTAGAACTGTGCGAGGAACTCGCCATCCACTTCGGGCGCGCCCTGCCCCCCGTCCTCGGATGCCTCCAAGGGCGACGGGTCGCCTTCCTTCTGTTCGATGGGTTCTTCGCTATCGCCAGTGGCCTCGTCGATCGCCAGATCGCCGTAGGTCACGAGAGCGTCGGTTAGGGTGTCGAGGATCTGCTTGACGGGCTCGCAAGCCTCCATCAAGCGGGAGCCGAATGCCTTGAACGCCTCCTCGAAAGCGTCCATGTCGAAGTCGGGTTCGATGCGGACGGTCGCAGTAGCGATCGCATCCTGCGGCTCTTCGTGATCCGCTGCTTCGTCAGACTTGACCTCCACGACTTGCGCGTGCTGGTTGGCTGGGATGGGGACAAGCGAGACCTCGAAGATGTCGAGCTCTCGGAGCTCGTTGGCCTTGCGCCCGTCTTCGAGAACGATGTGCGCCGCGTCGAGAACCTCGTAGGCGAAGGACAGCTTGTAGAGCCTGCCCTCCTGAACCAACTTGCGGCAGTACTGCGCCTTCTCGCTTTCGGCATCGAAGACCGCTTTCACGAGAAGACCGTGATCGTCTTCCTTGGCGTCGACGACAGCGCCGATGTTCATCTCGGGGTCGTCGGTGCGATGACCGAACAGCAGCGGGATCGGCTTGCCTGCCGCCTGCCACTTGGCAAGCGAATTGACGAATGCGCCCTTGGCGACGATGTCGCCGTATGAGTCGGGGTCGCGGTCGAAGGTCGAGGCGTAGGCGATGATGTAGCCGCCGTCCTCGGTGTTATCAGATTTGATCTCGGCGTCGAAGTCCTTGAATAGCATCAGTTTCTCCTTAGAAAACGACGAAGCCCGCCAAAAAAGCGGGCTTTCGGGGAATAGTGACGGGTCGTTAGTCGGGACTTATCAATTCCTAGCAAGTCCCTAGGTTTTAGCGTGTGAGCGGGTTAGAAGCGAACCTCGATGTCCATTTCGCATTGACATCCCGCTACTTCCTTGACGCTCCTGTTGAAGTCACCTGGAAAACGGCATCCATTCGAGAAGTGGGAGTGCTCTCCGAATCCGGGTTTCATAAAGTGATCGCTGTCGAGAGGGTCTCGGCACCATTTCGGGTTCATATACGGTATTGTCTCGCCGTCCATCTTTGCGTGGGACGGACGAGGGTTAGCAGAGCGTACTCGCCATATCTTGTAAGTCGTCTCCTGCTTTCCCGACAGATGCACCGCCGCTATCGAAGACCAGCCGCGGATCTGCGTAGCCACGCTCTTCCCGTCGTTATCAGCGCGTGTGTCCTCGGCGAAGTCGAAGACGCCCGCAGGCGTCGATTTGAGCGCATCCGATGCGGAGAAGCTGTCGGCGTCATCAACTGCGCGTACAAGTTCTTCGAGCGTCTTGACGTTCACCTGATGTGAAAGCTTCTCGGCGTAGTCCTCGATGTATGCCCTGACGTATTCCTCGCTGTATGCACCGGGGTCGGCGTATATCTCTTCGAGGATCTGAGTGATGTTCTCGAAGCCGATCTTGTTGAGTTGCGCTATGAGGTCTTCGCACAGCTCTCTATCCCATCGGTCCAAGTCATACCATTCGCGGAGAAGCGACTCGTCAACATCGAGCGCCGGCTCGGTTGCCGTCGCCGCCTCCTTGACTTGATGCAGCGTTCCCTTGTCCCGTGCTCGATCGATCTGGTTGAGGACGCTCTTGCGCTGCCGCTTGTAGAACTTGCGGAAGACGCCCGAGAGAACCATGACATCGTCCGTCGAAGGCGCGCCCTTGACGTAAACGGTCCTGGCCAATTCTGAGGGCAGTTCCTTCGTTTCTGGGGTATCGGTGCCAGCTTCGTCATTAAGGGGGCTGACGTTCGACGACGTAGCCGTTTCCTGCGATTTTTGGGCCGTGGCCTGCGCGGATACTATCGCCTCGGCAATCATCCGAGCCATATCGTCCGATTTGCTGCCCGGATCCTCGGTAGGCGTGAGAGGCGAAGCCTGCCCGCCGAAAACGACGTTGAGAGGCTTGACAATCTTGTCGGCGTCGGGGTCATCTAGACGCGGCAGGTTCATCAGAGCGCGGGTCTCGTTGATCGTCTGGTAAGCCGTGCCAGTCGCCCGCACCATCACGTCGCTTTGCTCCTCGAACGAACCCGACAACTTGATGCGAATATCGAACTCGCAGTAGGCGTTCTTCGGTGCGCCCACCTTCGGCAGTAGGAAGCGGTTGAGCGCCTGCGCCAGCATTTCCAGTTTCGGGCCTAGGCAGTCGACGTAGAGGCTGCGGCTGTTCTCCTTGACGGAAGCGTATGTCTGCCCGTCGCCGCTCCATACCATCGCGGGGTTGATGTGGTAGACCGCCGCCGTGCTCTCGCGGGACAGCGTGAGCGCCTCGCTCCACTGTGTCTCGCGTGCGTTGAACTGCGTGCTCTTTATTTCCATACCGTCTTCGAACAGCGGCATCGAGCCGGCGTCCGGTGCTTTGTTGCCGGCGTAGCGTTCACGCCAGGACTTGATGAAGCGGTCTCGTTGCTCGGGCGTCCACTCTCCCGCATCTGCGGGGCGTGTGATGTATGCCGTCATCCTTCCGCCGCGCTCCCAGACCTGGTTGCGGAACGTCCAGGCGCTGATCTGCTCCCGCAGGATGTTCTTTAGCGGGGCAACCGGCGACATAACCGCGCCAGGCTGTCCGCTGTTGTAGCCGCCGATGTATATGACGTCCTTGCGCTCCACCCAGTCGCCTGCCTCGTGGCTGTAAGGGTTTTGCACGTACCATTTGGTGTCGTAGAAGCCGTTTGACTTGCGGTTGGTTATCCAGGTATTGGGTATAACCTCCATCTGCCATCCGCTCGATGAGTCGGGGTCTTGCGTGACCACGATGAGGCACTCGTCGTAGAGGCATATCTCGTGCACCGCGGCGTTGACGAAGTCATAGGTCGTCTGGTGGCTGTTGGGTTCTGCGAGCAGCAGCGCCCAGTCGCTCTCGGTGTCCCGCCTGCGGTCGTTGTCGTCTTCCCGCGTGTAGACCTTCAGCGGGCAGGACGCGATCGAGGTAGATATGAAGTCGACGACGGCGCGGAGGCTGTCTTGCGTCTCGTAGAGATCCGACGGGTCCATGCCCATTATCGTGTTGACGACGTTCTGTGCGAACGTCACCGTGATGTTCGGGTTCTCGCGGCGGAGAAGTCTGTCAATGAAGCCCATGTGCTCTCCTTATAGGAATATCAATTCATGTCCGTCCGCATACGCGCTGATGCGTTTGGCTTTCGGTGCTGCCGTCGCCAGCCCGTGAGCCATCACGCAAGCAACGAGGGCGGAGATGTCCTCGGGTGACTTATCTCGGTTGAAGACCCAAGCGCCATCTCCCATCGGTTTCGTCACCGCCGTGTTTGCGGCGATGTCGAGAATTGGTGCGGGTCGGTGATATATCTTTGCGGCATCGTGTTCGCTGCCCGTCTCGCAGGCGGCAACGCCCTCGTAGAAGCGCCCGTGGTAGGCCGATAGGTCGGAACCCTCCACTCGGATAAGCTCCAGTCCCTGTATCTCTTCCAGAGTGTCAATCAGCAAGGACACGTTCGCGCCCTTGCCCTGGCAGGCGATGCTCAAGTGCCCGCCGTCCTTGACGACGCGCTCCCGCAGGAAGTTGAGCGCCGCGGTCTGCTTCGTGAAGTAGCCGATCGGCTCGATATGCCAGTCCTGGTCGGCGCGCTTGCCGCATATCGCTACGGCGATGTGCCGGTGATCGCTTGAAACGTCGATGCCGTAGCAGAGGCGGCTGTCGGGTGCGCGGTGAGAGTCCCTATCCTTGCCGTTCTCCCAAGAATCACCAGGGAACGGGGACGCAGCTGCCGTCGTTATCCACTGGCAGAGGCATTCCGTGCGGAACTTGTCCTCGGGGTCTTGTATCATCGCCGAGCGTATCGCCCGGGAGGTTATGAGTTGCAGATCGGGGTTGACCTCCCCGTAGTTCATCGAGGGGTTGGCGTATGCCCAAGCCTCCTCGTCGTCCTTGGCGCACTCGGGAGGTGCGCTCCACTCGAAGATTCCCAAGGTCTCGTCGAAGACGACGTCCTCGTCGGGGTCGCCCAATTTCTCGAGCTGCTTGCATATGCCGTCGGGGTCGCCGAGCAGTTTGTGAGCCTGTAAGCGCAGATGCCGCAGCACGATAGACGCCGCATCGCCCGCGTTTGACATGCACCAGACGAGGGCGTTCTTGCGGGCAAGGGTCGTCTTGGTTATCGCAGCCCAAGCCTCCCAAGTCGTGTGCTCTCGCAACTCGTCCAGAAGGATGAGGTCGCCAGAATAGCCGCGCCCGCCCTTTCGGGAGAGCGGTGCGATCTTGTACTCCCTACCGCCCAGTAGCTCGATGCTTTCCTTGCCGTTCGAGCGGACAATGTGCTGTATCTCGGCAGCAAGCTCGTCGTTGGCCTCTATCTCCTCGACGACGTCCTTCCATATCTCCTCGGCTAGCGCCAGGGTCTGCGCAGTCCCGAGGACCAGGGGAACGCCGAAGACATACATGAACCATAAGCAGAGGATCTTCGAGAGTTCGGTCTTGCCGTTCTGCCTCGCTATTTCAATGACGACGGTGCGAAAGCGGAAGTGCCAATCACCATCTAGGTCACCGATTATTTCGAGAGCGTGAATGAGTAGCCATTCCTGCCACGGTAGCAGCGTAGCGCCGAGAACGTTGTAGGCGAAGTCGATGACATCGAATCCAAGCGAGGTCTCGGGCGTCAATTCCCGCAGGGGAGGCGTGAATATCCTCGGCTCCTGCTTCCCAAGTACCGTCGTCATAGGCTACCCCGCCTTCTGCGCCCTAACCACGGCGAACTGTGCGCGGTGAGCGGCGAGGGCTGACTTGGCTTTCTCGTCGGCTTGTCCACCGAGGAGCTCGTCGAACTGTTTCAAGACGGCTTGGTAGGACTTCAGCAGGTTCTCGTATCCCTTGTATTTCGGGTTCTCCCGAATGCCGGTCTGTCCGCCACCGTTGTCGTATTCGACAGCGACGGGTTCATCGGCTATAAACGCCCTCGTCTCGTCCAGGCGCTCTTCCATGAAGACGATGTTGAGTGCGAGCTGATAGGCTTGGTCGTATTTCGAGGCGGGCGCGGTCTCAGCCATGCGCTTTGCCCGCGTTTCGGGCTTGACTTTCCGAGCCATACCGCCTCCTTTTGGTAAATGATGACATAAATGGTCATAAAAACGGAGACCACCCCCCCCCATGCAACCCGGCGGGGTGGGAATTAC